TTCCTCACCTCGGGCCATACGTTCTGCATGCAATAATTGTGCATCAGACATAGCCACTTTAGTTCTTTGTCTATTGGAATAAATTTTAGCTCCAGCTTTTAGAGCCATTCCAGCTAAATTAAACCACATATTAGCACCAAGTAGCTTTTGATTTTTTATTCTTTAGCATTCTTCGTTGTCCACCAACTGGTTCTTCAACATAGCCTTCAGGAACTGTGTATTCCTTACCGCCTTTAAGATATCCATCCTTGTTGGTAAACTGTTTGAAGTTTACGCCTTTATAAAAAGGTCTTTGTCCTTTTGCCATAATTTACTCCTTCTATTCTATTATACTAACTTTAAGAGCCTTTCAAGGTCTTTACGTCTTTTCTCTTGATCATATCCGACCTCATCTTTGCCCTATTAGCCATTGCTTGTTTTTCTAAAGACGTTTCAGCCCTTAATTCAGCTAATTCTTCGTTCTGTTCAAGTTTTTGTTCAGTCAAATCTCGATTCTGCATCAATTTAGATTTATCTATATTAATCTTTTCAGTTGTTTCTTTTTGTTTTCTAAAGTTTTCCATTGCTTTAAGATCTAGTTCTTGAGACTTCAATTTAATTAATGGATCACTATCTAACATTGAAGTGATTTCTTTTTCTTGCTTCATAAACTCTTCAGTATATTCAGCGATCAAGACAGCTTTTCTAGCTTCCATTTGCGTATTCAATTGTTGCATTTGTTGCTGAGCTTGTTGACCCTGCATACCTTGTTGTTGAGCTTGTTGCATTTGCTTGATTTGCTCAGCAAATTCCATTTCAACATGTTCTTGAGCCATTAAAGAAATATGCTCCATAACATTCTTTTCTAATGCCGCCATGATGGGTGGATTATTTCGTGCAAAATTTGTAGCCATAAAATTCATGTGAGCTGTGATATGCGCTCTATGATCTTGATTACGATAAGCTTGGAAAGGTTTCTGTGCCATTGCATCAATATGTTCCATCGCCGGATCTTTAGGTTGAGGGGGAGGCGGAGGAGGTAATAATTGATCTATGTTTTTTAATCCTAACGCTTCATACATTTTTCTGTACGACATATATAAATTGTGCATCTGTGGATTAGACATCGCAAGCTGTAATTCAGTTTGAGCTAAAGTAATTCTTTGTGTCATTGAAAAGATATTCGGATCTGCAACCGGAACAATATCCACTCTTTCGTCAAAATCCATTTGTTTAATCATTCTTTGACCCCCTACCACATCATAAGGATATTCAGCAGGTAGGTANTGTGAAAAAATATTNGCTAATAATTTAAATTCTTGTTTAAGNCCNTTATATAATCTTTTATGAATCGCACTCATAACTCTTGAGCCTCTTTCCAAAAGAGCAACCGTCGTACCCACTGCTGCATTTTGATTTCCTTCTCCGACTTGCATGTCTGCNATAGAAGCAAATCGTTGNCCTGCTTGAACCACAACGCCCATTAATTGTAATAAAGTTTGTGAAGGTTCTTTGTAAGGTAGNGGATAGAAAGCGTCTTTTAAATTTCCTCCCGGTGCATCCACATCTCTAAATTCTCCNGGNTGTAAAGGTTGCGCATCGTCTCTAACTCGAATACCCCGCATTTTAAATCCTGCGGGAAGATTNGATAACGTTCCAGCATCAAGTAATTGGCGGAGAGCGACNGTTGCAGTTCTACTCAAACCGCCAATCATATGAATAAGTCCAAATCCGTAGAAACCAAGTCCAGGCAGAAATTTAAAGTGGACAAAGTATTGGACTTTCTTTTTGAGTGGATCGTTAGGTTGATAGTTTCTTCTAACTGATAAAATTTTTCTTGAACCTGCTTCTAAGGTAACGATGTAAGGAAGTTTAATTCCTGTAGGTTCTCCATCTTCTCCTGTGTCTTCAAACCCTTCCAGATCTAAATTAACATGAGCTTCTAAAACCGTATACGTTGTATCGGTTGCTTGAGCACTATAACTTTTTTGAGTGCCTTCAAGTTTTCGTTCTTCTTCGTGTACTTTGTCTTGAGTGAAATTCGGTTGGCCCAATTCGACATCAGAATAAAATCCTGACACTTGGGATTTACGAATGTCATTTTCGGACATGTACATTCTTTGGAATATTGCTTCCGCATCTTCTAATGAGGTAGCAGAATACGGAACAATTAAATCATCGGCTTGAACGAACTTTGAAACAGCTCGGCCGATCATTTCGTCATAATAAACCTTTTTAAATGCAGAACCTGCAAGAGGTAAATAAAATAATAATTGATCAAACTCGGCATCGTACTCAGGCATTTCATTCATGATTTGATAATTCATGTATTCTTTAACCCGAGCTGCTTGATCTTCTTTTTCTCGGGTAGCCACTCCTAAAATTTGAGTTCTAACCGGACCATCTGCTGGTAATAATTCTTTATAAGCTGTCGCTTGAAACTGTGTAACCGCTTCTGCAAGAACAGGGTGGGTTGCACCCGAAGCTCCTTGGAAGGGTTGTGAACGATTCACATACTTGAATCCTAATAGATCCAATCCTGTAACATAAGATTGTTCCCAGTCTTTTCTTGAATTTTTATAATCTTCGTAATTTTGATAAAGTTCCGCTGCTAACCGACCGGTCACATCGTCCGGTAAAAGATCCGCTAAATTAGAGAAATGATCTTCCCCTCCTTTAGCCGCAACTTTTCCAGGCTCAAATTCTATTTCAGCGCTTCCGTCTTCGTTTTTAGTAATCTCTACGCCCTGATCATTAATTTCTTTAAGTTTTTCTGTTTCTTCTATTTGAATTTCTTCAGGGGATTCAACGTAAACTTTTTCCTTCACATTCGGAAGGGCTTTGTCGATTTTATCTACCATAATGTTCCTACGATCCTACTACATTAACCCTTTTTGGATTAAAAGACAAGCTCATGATTCCTTCGGGCCCTGATAAAGGAGCCACGGCTCCTGGGCGTCTTGCAATAATACCGCCTTCTGCTTTTTTTAAATGATCGGGGATGATTCCTTCAATAATTTCATTGGGCGAGTCTCCTACCCAATCTCCATCGGGACCCACATAGCCTTCAGGTTCAGGTATAAGAGCTTCTTCACCTTGGAGATCTTTATAAATTTTCTTTTGAAATGCTTCATCCACCTCTTTGTTTGTTTTACTATAGTCCGTAACATCCATAACAGTACCATCTTTCGTTACCATGTTTTTGCCCCTTGTCATCTTTTCTAAACCATCAACAACCTCATCTCCTTGAGTAGAAATATCCATGAATTCAAATTCTTTACGAAGAGGATCTGATTGATCCGGACTTCCATAAGTAAATTCAGGAGAGTCTACTTTGACACGTTCATATTCCCAGGCTTGTGGATGTTCTGGATCCGCGCCAAATTTTTGATAGCCTGATTTTCCAGGTTGAAATCTAATACTTCGTATCATATCCCCATCCATATCAGCCACGTTCCATGAAATTTCAATTTCTCCGCTTAAAGGATTTTCTTCCAAGAGTACTTTTTCCCTGGTGTTTTCGTATCCTGATAAAGTTCTCTTACCAGCCACCGTGTCATATTTAGGAGTTTTAACCGGTATCATCATCTGGTAAATATCTCCATTAACATAATCCTTATCCGCCATGTCAATTAACTTGCCATGGGTTTTAATTTTTTCCACCGCTCGTGGAAACCACGAAGGCATGCCTTCCACATTCATAAATTTTTGTGGAGTTTTGGCCGCCGTTGTCGTTGCCGTCTTCACGGCTTGTTTCGCCCCTTTACCTGATAACGCAGCCACGCCCGCTGCAATGGATCCAACTAGCCATTTCAAGAACGTTCTTCGTGATACACCTCTAGGAGGTCCTCCTTCAGCAAGACCAACTCTTCCACCTCGATTGAACCAGCTAAAGAAATCTTCTTGCCGTTCACCGGCTCTCAGGTCTGTTGCTTTTTCTTCTCGTCCTTCATAAAATCGTTTCATCTCATCCAGCACTCCTTTTTGCCAGTCCAGATCTCGAGTTTCCCCTTCAAACATCAGTTCTTCCGAACCTAAAAGTTTAGCTCCTAACGCGGTGGTTCCTAACCAACCTTGTTTATAAATGGTATCCATTGTATCTGCATCTTCTTCAGAGACCACTCCCCGTACTCTTAACGCGTCAATATGGTCTCCAACTTTTTGATTAAATTTGTATTTGTCCCAGGCCATTGATCCTGCAAGTAGAGCCATTGGAAGTGGACCGAGTGGAAGCATTCTTGCTCCAATACCTAAAGCTCTTGGAAGTCCTCGAGCTGCTAATTTTTTTGCTTTACCAAATCCGTATTTTTCTGTTCCAAAAGGAAACACCAATCGTGTTCCTCTAGATGCTGGAGCCATGGTTGCTTTTCCAATATTCTTCCATGAAGAAGGTTTAAATCCTAATGTTTCGGCTTCAACCGCCGCTGCTTGTTTTGCCGCTGTTAAACCACTCCAGCCTGCTCTTCCTTTAGCAAGGTCTTTATAATAATTCCATTTAGCTCCTCCTTTAAAACCTGTTGCTGGGTTTGGAGG